GACGCTCCAGCAGTGGCAGCTCTCCGCGCGGCTGAATGGTGCGTAAATCCCCCTCGGGCCAGCTCACGATATGCCAGGGTAAAAGCGTTGCGTCGCATTGCGCTTTATCCAGTTCGCTCGGCTGCGTAGTGGCGTCAGGGTGGCTGTGAACGATGGCGATCACCGTACCCCAGTCTTCAGCAGCTGCGTAATCTTCCGGGCAGAGGACAAAATTGTCCTCCGGCGCCGCGGCAAGATTCCGGCACGGGAAATAACGTTCAACACGACTTTTCTGCGCCACCACACCACAGCACTCACGAGGATATTCAGCGGCTGCATGCGCCATAATCGCATCAATGGTTTTCTGACGCATATCAGCTCCTGATTAAAGACGTTCCCGGGAAACCACCAAACGGCAGTTCTTCATTCTCTCCGAAGCGAAGTTTGCACGCCGTGAGCGTGCCGTTACAGACATCAAGCGAGGGATCATCGACAGAATTATTATTGTTATCGAAGTATCTGGTTCCGGCATAATCGCAACCGTCACCGGTTCGGTACTTATTGCGCATGCACCAGGTACACAGGGAATGAAGCTGGCGCGTGGGGATCATCTTACCCTGCAACGACATCGGGCTATCGAGTACGAATTCGATACTTTCGCCCGGAATTTCGCTGCTTTTACCATCAATGTAAAAAACTCGTTTTCTGACCTGTTGCGGATCAGCTGTTGCGTTACCTGCTGGGAAGTTCTTCGCATCGAGATAATGCGAATAAGTGTCATGGATAGTGACTTTCGCCTGTAGCATATCGTCATAAGCAAGGCACAGCGCTGTAATCTTGCTATCGATATCTGCAACCGTGAGTGTTGGCTGGGCACTGTTGCCGTCTGTGGAGGCTTCAAGCCCTTCTATTTGATACGGCCAGGCGGCATATTCCTCCCCCTGCCACCAGATACTTTTCGCCTTCAGCTTTGATTCATCGCCACCAGCGGCAGCGATTTCTTCTTCTGTGTGCGGGAGGTTGTATGCGTGAAATCGCAGTACATCATCCACGCCGAACGTAGAGCCATCAACTTCGATAAGCCGGACTTTATTACCGGGCTCAAGGCTTTGATAGTCTGCTGTGATCATGGTGCGTACGCCTGTTTGAATGTTGCGGAAATGGTCAGAACGTTGCTGGATAAGGGCTGTGACTTGATTGATTCGGCCTCAATCCGGTAGAGCCCAGTTTCGCCAACTGGCGATGTCCAGATGAATGACTTTATAACGTGAGAACGAAAGAATTTAAGGGCCTGGAGCATGTCCGTTTTTTTGCCCGTTAGGGTTACAGGCCATGACTGCTTTTCAGGGTTGATGCCTTCCCCTGCAATCTGCTCATAGCCATCGCCAAAGGTTGCAGAGCGGGTTTTATGGCTAAACGTTCCTTCCATTCCCGCCTGTATCTGCGTTCGCCAGGTGAACGTTTCCAGTGCCATGTTTGCTCCATAAAAAAAGCCACCCGAAGGTGGCTTGTGATAATATGAGAAGGAAATTAGCGGGTTTCACAACCAAGCTGAGACTTGTCGATAATCTGCGTGCCTTCAACACGGTAACCATATGTGCCGAACAGAAATGCGTGGTTTAATTGATAAATAACAACATCGCTTAGGCCTACGGAACACTTGTCTTTTTCAATAGCCCGATCCATTGCAGTTTTAACGCTTGGAATGCCCAGCGGGAAAATAACAATTGGAGCTTTGTCTTCACCAGTCACACGTTGACCTTTTTCAAACTTAGCTGCGTTCAGGTTGTAATTTTTAGTACTACCAACGGTCATATCAGCAACGCGAACAGTACAGCCAGACAACATTAAAGCCCCAAGAGCTAAAGCCACTACCTTCTTCATTTTAAGTTTCCTTTGATTGCAATCGGAAACATCTTAACATGATGAATAATGTGATAAAACAAACACCATGTCTCTTATCTTGATTTTGTTGCATTCCAGATGAGCCCACCAGGCTGAAGTTGTTTCGCAATACCTGCCCGAACAGATTGATCAATAGTCTGCTTGTAAGCGCGAGAAACAGCATCGTTATTTGCAGAAGTCTGCTGCTGTGAATTTTGGTTTTGAACAACTACGGACGTTTGAATACTTACCCCACCGGCCGATGATGACTGAAGCCCATACATCGGAGCGTGGCCAACATAACCGCCATTTGCATAACCCTGTGCGCTTCGCATAAGTGAATAGAGGTTTCCGACCCCCAGCGCACTTGTTGCCTCTTTGGTGAAGACGAATTCGCCACCATGCACCACGCCTTTTGGCTGATACTTTCCTCCATCCCCTGTGTAGCCGCCAGTATCGAATTCCGGAACTGCGCCGCCACTAGAAAATCCGAAAAATGAACCAAATGATGTCCCCCCAAACGCAGACTTCATTCCGTTAACCAGCACCAACTGTGTCAGCATCTGGGCTGTTCCTTTCAAAAAGGTTGTCAGGAAATCTGAGAAGTTAGCTTTTCCAGTGGTAAAAAAGTCTGTAAGAGTGCTGGCCATACCGGTGAATGCATTGCTGGTAATTGTCTGCACTTGTGAGTAAACATTGGTTGCGGAGTCCTCAAATTCAGCCCAGCCCTTTTTCGCGCCGGTCAACCAGTCGCCACGCAACCTGTCCTCTGCGGCATAGTAATTATTCGCCGCTTTGAGCTGCTTCTGATAACCAACGTCCTCCAGAGAACCGCCGGCGTTCACCCAACCTGCGGCAAGCTGACTTTTCGCGAGTTCACGCTGAGCTAACCGATCGCTCATTCCAGCTCCACCGACCAAAGCAGCCTGCTTCTCTGTCATCTGCGTGACGTATTTCTGCGAGGTATCCATTCGCTTGTTCAGCTGTTCCTGTTCGGTAATCTGATCACCTAACAGGGCTTTCTGCCGTGCCAACTGAAGCACCTGGTCTTTACTCGCCAGCAGGGATCGTTCCTGCTTTGTCAGGGAACGTGAACGCGAGGCTTCTTCCAGCACCTGAAATTTCGCCTCAGTGGTCCACAGATCTTTGCGCTGCTGGCTGATAGTGTCGTTCAGCCCTTTATGCTGTTGAAGAGCACGCAACTGCGCCTGAAGCGCCAGCAATTCGGTCTGAGCAGCGTCAGTACTGCGGTCGCCAGCAGATACAGTGCCCTGCTTTCCTGTTTTCGTTTTTTTGCCAAACGAAGCGACTGCTTCCCGATCCTTCTGAGTGGTCGCGGCGCTTATCTTGCGGGATGTATCGAGGTACTTGCCTGCGCTAATGTCAGCCGCGTCCCAGTCCTTTTTCAGCTGAGACACGCTGTTACCATAAGCGCCGGCCATTTGTTCGTTATAGTCCTGCCATCCCTGCAAAGTATCAGTTTTCGCCCAGTCAGGAACGAGATTAATCGCAGCCGCGATAGAAGAAGAAATAATCTGGTTCAGCTTCTGGAAAACTATCGCGACGCTGTAATAAATTGCGTTAAATTCCTTTAGCGTGTTTGATGCCAGTTCAGCTACCCACTGACCGATTCTCTGCATAGCCTCAGATGCCCATCCCTTGATATCAAGCCACAGGCGGCCAAATGGTGTCAGCGAGTCGTAAGCCTGCTCTCCGCGCTCTGCCATCGTGTCGCCAAACAAATCCATAGCTTGAGTAACGGCAGCGGTCTGGTCTTTCTGCTTAACTAACTCGTCAATGTGCTTAAGCTGTGAAACGGTGAGAAAGTTGAATTGCTCATTAAGGTTCTGAAGAGCCTTAACCGGATCCTTTTCAATATCCTTATAAGCCTTGGTAATGTCCTGAGTCGAAACAATGTCAGTTTCAACTGCCAGCGCCGTCGCTTTGGTAGCTTTCTCAAGCTGTTGCTGAGACATTGAGCCGATACCAACTAACTCTGTCATCAGACTCTGGACAGTGCCCACCGTAGCCCCGGTTGAAGCAGAGATTGACTGGGAGGATGCCATAATCTGTAGCGCTGACGTACCGGCAATGTTTCCGGTGCGGATGATAGCTTTATTGATTTCGTCATAGGCAGTGAAGTAATCAGATCCTGCCTTCGCGGCAAGGAGAACTGCACCGGCCAGACCACCAATCGCTACACGCGCCGGGGTGACCATGGATAACATCGCTTTTAGCGCGTTCCCCACCCCACCAAAGGAATCACGCAGCTGCCCCCCCTGCTGGATAGCAACCATATAAACCGGCATACCGGAGGCCAGTGAGGTCACAATATCCGTCATTTGCATTGGCAGGTAACGCATGGCATTACGGTACTGCCCCGCACTGATAGCTCCAGATTTCCAGGACTCTTCCTGCTCTTTTAGTCGGGCAATCATTGGCGCAGCGCGGTCCGACACGCCAAGCTGGGCCGCCTTCAGTTCGAGTAACTCTGCACGGGTTTTTCCGATAGCTGCAACCTGGTCCTCAAGTGAGTCGATAAAAGTTTTGCCTGCGGCAGTTGCCCGTTGCGCTGCCTGTGCCTGCTCAATGTGAGCTCGGCCCTCTGCTGTTTCAGATTCCATGACCTGCGCCAGTTTCGCGCGGGTCGTCTCAAGCACGCTGTTGTAACGAGTAAAATCCTCGTCACCCACCAGACCTTTGCTCCGGAATTTAGACAGGCTTTCCTGAATGGTATCCAGCTCGTCCAGCGCCTTGTTAACAGGGCTGATTTTATTCAGCAGGTTTTGCAGTTCCTGCCGTTGCTGTTTCAGGCTTTCGCTGTTTTTTTTCTGGTTGTCGATCCCGGTGCGGAACGTACTGTTCAGGTCATCCGCTTTACCTGCCGCGGCGGACGCAGTCTCCTGAAAGCGATCCAGTGCCTGGTTACCACGCTCCAGCTCAGTGGTATTTACGCGCAGGGAAATCGTGGCGATGTCGTTACTCATTCCGCCCTCTCTTTATGCATAACTTTTAGTGCGGCGCACTCCATGATTCGGATGTCCGAAAGCGCGGTTGCCTCGTCGTCGACGTTGTGCAGGCGCATCACCCAGGGCAGCACGTTGTAATCAAGACCTGATGCGCCTCCCATGCCCGTGCGCCACTGCGTGCTGACAGCCTGAAACACCAGGAATGAAGGCCATACATCTGGCCAGACGTCGATGTATTGATCGTCATAGTCATCCGGCGTAAGCCCATAGGGTGCCAGGTCTGCCGCTGTGGGTTCAGGCGTATAGAATGCAGAGGCAACCGCTATCAGTTTTTTTCGCGCTGCCCCATCAACTCTCGGTAGTAGGTTTCCGGGATTGCCTTCATTGCCGCCGGATAGTTTTCCAGCAGCACCGACAGGTTTTCCGCGTTGAATGCATCGGGAAGTGCCCAGCCAGCAATGATTTCCATCAGAAAATCAGTGGCGGTTTTGCCTTCCATTTTCTCCAGATCCGCCAGTTCTTTGAGTGGCTTGTGATTGAATGTGAATGTCAGCACGCCATCCTCATCGCCAGCGCGCGGGATCGAGACGTTGGCCTTAAAAGTTGGTTTGGGCTGAAGGGTGAATTTAGTCGCCATCGTTGCCTCTTAGTGAAAGAAAGCCTCCATGGAGGAGGCTTAGACTATCGTTATGCCTGGCTTATGCCGCGGCGCCTGTGATTTTGTAGAACGTCATTGCTGGCGATTGCAGGTTCAGCACGACGCTTACCGTTTCGACTTCGTTCACCGCCGTGGTCGGCGTGTCGTCAAAAGATGCCGTGGCCGCCCAGTAACGATTCTCCTTCGCCTTCGGAACGTACATATAAGCCGCCACAGTCTCTTCGTCTTCATCCAGCTGGCGCAGCAACGGATATACCGGGAGACTTGAATCGTGAGCGATCGAGTAAGTCTGAGAGACGGCAGATTTATAGGTATTCAGGTTGCGCTGACGGTCATCGCTGAGGAACTGAATCTGCGTGGTGTTCTGATCACCACCGGATTTCGATACCTCAGTGATTTGTGGCAGTTCGGTCCATTCTTCAATTTTGCGAATAGAGCCGGAACCGCCGCCAGCCGCGTATTTGTTTTTGTTGGTGGTATTGATGTTGCGAAGAGTGACAGCATTCTCCGCAATCGCGTCGGTTTGGTAGATAGCAATGATACCGTTCCGGTCAGCATGGGGGGTACTGGAGGAAAATTGCCGGCTGATGCGCGTAAAAACCTCTCAGCAGCTTCATCAGGAAACAACAATGATATAACGGGGCTGACGGGTATATCGACCGTACTGGCTCCTGCTGCGGGAAATCCCAACGGCGGAATCATCACTACCAAAGCGACCAACAGCACATCTACCAGCTTTGTGACGAAGGGTTTTACCCAGCGTTATGGGACAGATTCGTGGACTATGAACGCTTCCTTTGGCGCTTACATCAATGGAAGTGGCTCGGCGGCAGCTTGTGGTCCGTACATTGGCACCTTTGATTCAGGTTCTTTTGGTTCGTTCTGGTATTTCATCCAGGGTGGGAGTGTTATTCAAACCAATAACGGGAATATCACCCCCGTAGCGTCTGATGAGCGGGTTAAAAACATTGTGCGCGAGATTACCGAAGATGAAGCAGTAGCCTTCATAACCGGGCTGAAACCCATCCGCTATGCCACTCTCATTTCCTCAACATAGGTGTGCTTGTCGTATACCGACCACACCCCAGGCAGTTTGTGCCCGAGCATTATCTCGGCGATATGCGGCTCGGTTAGCTCTGAGAAATTCGTTCGCGCAGTTCGGCGTAGGTCATGAATAGTAAAGTGTGGGACCTGCTCGTTATAAGCCTTGAGCATGAACTTAACCAGGTTGCTGCTGATGCTCATATGGAAGCCTTCACTCATCGGCTTGTCTTCATATTTTGAAAAAACAAAGCGTCCAGGCGCCAGCTCAATGGCCCGTTTTATCAGCGGGAGCATTTCCGGGATGATAGGTCGAATTATCGGTTTCTTTGTCTTCCGCCCTGTCTTGTGGTTTTCCCATGGAACAGTCCAGATCCCTTCTTCAAAATCAAAGTGTGCGACTTCAGCCTGCCGGAGTTCGCCGACCCTGCACGCCCATATCAGTGACAATTTATAGAGGATCTTGTTTCGCTCAATGAGTCGGGAATCCTCAATGGCTCGCCAGACAATCGCCAGTTCTTTACGGTCCAGGGTTCGCTCACCCATTTGTTTCTGGATGCCGAAATCACGCCCAGACATTTCTGACAGCGGGTTAACTTCCAGCAGCTGCCGTTTCACTGCCCATGAATAACACTGTCGGCCGTTGCTGATCACGCGCCGGGTGATCTCGCTGTAACCCTGGGCCAATCTGTCCAGGACAGTGAGCCAGTTGTGTAACGTGAGCTGATGCGCAGGGTATTTCCCGAGCTTGGGGAAAACGTGCAGTTCAAACGAGCGGAGGACCTGCCCGGCTGATTCTTTCTGAATGCAGACCATTGAGTGCCATTCACGGAACAGCTCTTCGAAGGTGTACTGGCTATTAATCTTGGCTTTGTCGAGGCTTTGCCTGATCCTTGGGTTTTCGCCACGGGCAAGAATAGCGGCCCACTTAGCCACTTCATCGCGCGCAGCCTTTAAACCGAACTCCGGATAGCTGCCGATCGTCATCTTGTCCTGTTTACCCAGGAAGCGGAATCGGTAGAAAAAAGTAACGGCCCCCTTTTTGGAGATACGTACCCACAGACCATCACGGTCTGCCTTTTCTTCAACTTTGTCTCGTTCGCGCCCAAGGCACGACTTTAGATAACTATCTGAAATAGCCATGATTTGTCCCTGCGTGTGTCCATCAGAACGGGGGGTTATGTGTCCATCATAGGATATGGACGCACTGGTGGACACAAAAACCATGACTTATGATGTCGTAGGTTGACTGTACATGCAAACAGTATAATTTTTGGAAAGGCTGATTTGATGGGGATCTTGAGGCGTTTTTGTCGGAGGTTTGCGGAGGCTGGCGGGGTATCAATTATCGATGTGAGCAATGATCGAAAAGTTACGTATGTTCTTCATATAGTTAAATAATTATGCCTTACGAATTCCTGGAGGCCGCTGTTCTTAGCCTGACGTTTTTCAGTG